GTGTGTGTAAAACTTGTAATGATGATCAATTTGTGTTAGCAGATGGATCGGGGGGTGGAGAATGTAGTGATTGTACTCCTTCGCAAGGGCAATATGTAGATAATGGTGTGTGTAAAACTTGTAATGATGATCAATTTGTGTTCTCGATGTTAGGTGGTGTAGAATGTATAGATCATTGTGGCGACGCTGATCATTCGGACAGACGATATGTGGAAGGGCGACAGTGCAAAATATGTCCGAATGATCATGCTTTGTATTATGGCCTGAATCCAGTGCCGCCTGATGTGCAGAACGGCGCATGGCTCCCGACGTTCATCGCTGGTTGTGTTGAGCGCGGAAACCCAAACGCGCCCGGTACCCTGGTTAGTATTGGGCAACTCGATCCGAATTACGAGAAGTTCTCCACAATCACACCCTTTCAGTATAATATATTGCCGTCTCCCACCGACGCCAGCGGCAGCCCGCCCATCCCTGGGTCCAGTATTCGAAACGAAATTAGTGATAGCGGTGGTATTGACCGGCTCTGTCGAATCGGTCCAGCACGAGAAGGGGACCAGCCCGTAGATATTAATATCGACAATTGCACGATAGGCGCATTGAGCAACAGCTGGGCATGGGAGCACGAAGCAGTGTTCTATAAAGCATGTTGTCAATTAGAACCATAATTATATAAATATAAAATAATTAATAATTTTTTTATATAATATAAATATATGAATGTAATACATTACATTTTATTTGTATTATTTTTTTTAACAATATATTCAATATATTTTAAAACTATTGAAGGTTTTAATGATGATTTTTACTATTATGATAAATTAATAGAGTATAAAAGTATGCCAAATTCATATGTAAATGATTCAATACCAAGTAGAACAATAAATAAATTTGGATTTTATAAAGGTAAAGGAACATTTAAAAAAGGATATACTGATGAAACAAAATCAGATGAAAAGATATCAACATTAAATAAATTATTGAATAGATTATTAGGAATAATTGTATCTGATAATCAAGATTGTGTAGGTTCATTTGGAAAATATTCTGAATGTGATAAATCATGTGGATCAAATTCATATCAAACTAGAACATATAATATTACAACAGAGAGAGGTAAAAATGGAATGGATTGTCCTTTTGTGGATGGATATGAAGAAAAAATAAGATGTGATTTAGATGAATGTCAATTAGGAGATTTATGTAAAAATAATAATGATTGTGGAACAGGTAATTGTGATCCAAATTCTACTAGATGTGAGAATATGGTTCCTTGTGATAGTAAAAATTTTCATGTTTGTAATGAAACAGATTGTATTAATTTAAATGATAATAATAATAATGACGATGATAATAATAATAATAATGATAATAAAGATAGAAAAATGATAGAGGGTACATATATATATAATAATGTAGATAAAGAGTGTTTTTTTAAGACACCAGCAGAAATAGAAAAATTAAATTTAAATGTATATACATATGATTTTAGAACAATATCAGAAAATGTAAAGAATTTTGTATTAGAATGTGAATATTTTCAGGTAAAAAAAGATGGTGTAGGACCTTGTGTAAATGCTTCGAATATTGTAATGGAAGGTGAAGGTGATACTAAATATCCAAAATGTTCACCCGGTTATGGACCTGAACCTACAATATTTAATGGGTCAAAGGCATGTCAAGAATGTATAATAGATACTGGAAAAAAGGTTGAAGGTGAAGGACATAGTAAATGTTTATGTAAAAATGGGAATATTTATAACAATGATAGTGATAGTGATGGTTGTGGTGATGCCATTCCCAGCACAGGTAATTTATGTCTCCAAGACCAAGATCCAACAGATCGGATGTGGTTTGTTAAATATAAATCCAGTAGTAATAGTCATTGTAAATTTTGCGGCGAACACCAATATTTTTCAAAAAATAGGAGTACTGCGAGTTGTATACCTTGTGGCAATGACAAAAAAACATTTTCATACTCTCATTGTAAATCTAATCCTCCGTCTCCGGCATGTAATGATTTTGACGATTTTAAAAATAATTATTTAATGAAAAGCGATGAAAGTGGACCTCCGCAAGACCTCTCAAGTGAAGTTAATTATTATGAAAAGTGTTTTGATGACGTTGGTGGAGAGGCATCAACACCAACAGACCCCGCCGCCACACCACTTTCATGTACACCTGCGCCTAATTGTTTGTCTTCCAGTAATTTAAGATGTACCGATGGTGACCCTCAATATAAATTTTGCTATCAATGCGATGTTGGTTTCATTGCGAATGCGTCCGGCCAATGTATCGATGTGTGCATCGCACCAGAAGATACAGCAGGATATAATTTAATTGGAACATCATTATTTAAAGATGGGGTCATGATCAAGATCTGCAGGTAGCCTTGATAGCTATCTGGGCAACGATGGACCGAACTCGAACCATGACTCGAACACCCTACTCGACAACCCCACCGCCACAGTCTGTGAACGTCGCGGGGAACCATACACTCTATCTGGGTGCGACACTAGTCGGTACTAGTGCCAATTGTGTACAAAGAGAACAGGGAGAATACCCGCCTGGTGTGGAAAGGGTTTTTATGATCAGCGGTGACAACCAATGTCAGGTGCCGCCAACATCATGGTTTGGGGCGCAGGCGGCCGCAATGGTGGCCGGGCGGAGGAGTGTGTCTGTCTCCGAATGTGATACGGTGAACTCTGACTATATCAAGGATCCGGATGCCAGTTGTCGTTTGATTTTTATAATAATTGTTGCAAAAGACGATGAGGTCATCACTAAATATTACAAACATCTTTTAAATTATATTCATGTTTAATGTTATAAACTAAATAAATTAAAATAATAATAAAAAAAAATTGATAGATAGTCATATATAAATAATTATATAAAAAATAATTTAAGCATTTTTGTTTTTATTTGCCATCCAAGGGTCTTCTTCAGTTAGAGCACGTTCTAAATCACTGGCACCACCTGGAGCAGGTTCATCTGAGATAACAGAACAAGGTTCGTCTTCTAAAACTTTCTTGGAAGGAGTATCAGATAAAGATTCTTCAGCACAGGGTTCATCAGTAACAGAATCTTCAGCACATGGTTCTTCAGAAACATTATCAAGTGCTTCTTGTGCTTTTTTCTCTTTTTCAGCACGAAGTCGTTCTTCTTGAGCAGAACGAATTTTATCACGTTTTTGATCTTCATAGAAAATATCTTTATTGACATTATTTTCTTTGTATTTAGTCATAAGATCATTGAGTTGAGAATCAGCAAAAGTTTCATCTTCAATCTTATCAGCACAAGGATTCCATGGTAACCAATAACCAACTTGACCTACAAATACATGAAAGTTACTATCAGATTTATGAAGTTTACCAGCACGCATTTCTGCTTCTTGTTTAGATTGATAAACACCTCTTACTTTAATACCTCTAACAGAAGTTTTAAATTCATTTCTTTCATCATATTCTTTTTGTAGAGAATCTTCATGTTTATAGGTAAAATCTTTATATTGACTCATAACTTTATCAAACTCCATATCTTGAGATTTACAGATACTTTGTAAAAATTTACTTACATTGAAAGCATGTCTATCTTCAATAATATCTTCTGGTGAAACAAAAGATAAGCATACATAGTTTTGTCCATTAATAGGAGGATCAATATCAAGATAATCAGATTCAGTTGCCATATTTATATTAATTAATATATATTTTTCTTTAAGTAATTTATAAAATAATAAATAAAAAATATAAATTATTAATATATAATGAATTTTAATTTAAATAATCTAATAAAATATTGTATATTATTTTCAGTAGTAACATTTTCAACATATTTTATACCAAATTGTAGTATAATGAATCAACATGCAATATATATAGGTTTATTAGCAGGAACAACATTTGTATTATTAGACAAATATTATCCAAGTATAGTAATAAATAAAGAAGAACATATTTAAATAGATGGGATATATTCCCATTTAAGATCTTTACAAATATTTTTCCATATTTTATCTTGTTCTCTAAGTTTTTCTCTAGATTTCAATAAAGAGAAATGAATTAATAAATGATCTAATTCAAGAAGTTGACAAAATTTATGTAAAACATAATTATATGAAAGAAAATTTTTTCTATCGCTAGGACAATTATTTTGAAATGGAGTTTGAATATCTTTGAACATAATACGTAATTGTTCTTCATTTTTTCTAGTTAAAAAAGGAGTTTGTTTACCAGTAATCATATTAATAATATGTGGGATATGTTCATAAAATTTATTAAATTTTAATGTTTTTAGAGCATCTTTTAATATTTTATGAGTTATATTTTCCATTCTAAAATTTTTATCTTTTTTTAAAAATTTAATAATAGATTCATATACATGTGGTGGAATATCTGTTGTTTCTTTTGCTTGAAATGTAGATAAATGTTCATTAAAATGATTAATTCTTTTATATACAAAATAAGTAGATTCTCTGATAGGATCTTTATAAGAATTACCGTCAAGATTAGCGCATATTTTTTCAGTATATCCACATTTATCACAAATTATTTCAGAAGAAACAAATGATAATGTTAATTTTTTATTACAATTTTTACAAATATTTATATCATCTATTTTAAAATCATTAATATATTCATCATTAATATTAGACATATAATTATTTATAATATTATCATAATTATCTGAATTATTTATATTTATATTTATATTTTCATTATTATCATTATCATCATTATTTTTTTCAAAAAAATGTAATATAGTTTTTTTTTCTTTTTTATCTGTATCATCTTTTTTTATATTATTATTTTCAGTAAATTTAGAAGTATTATCATAATAATCAGATAATAATAATCCATTATCTAAATAATAATCAATATGTTCATTAGAATTATATTTATTATATTTATTCTTTAGATTAACTAAATTATTTTGTAATTGAATATTTTTATTTAAATCTTTTTCTAAATTAATTTTATTTTCTAATGTTTTAATTTGTTCATTTAAATTATCTTTTTCATTAATATTATTTTTAATATTATTAATTTGATTTGAATGAATAGAATCAACAGTTATTCTTAAATCTGCTTTAATTTTTTTTAATGGTTTATCTTTAATTGTAGATGTCATTTCAAAATGATTAATATATAAAAAAAATATGTATAAATCTTTAAATAGAAATAACTATTATAGTTTTAAATATCTTTTAATTTTAGAAATATGTTGTGAATTATATAATGCTTTACCAGATTCAATATCAGAAATAATTTGAAGAGGTAAATTAATAGATGATGCTAGTTGTTTTTGTGTTAATGATTTAGTAGTTCTTGCTTTCATAATATCTTGTCGAAGTTCTAAAGTAATTTTTTTTTGTTTTAAATCACCATCTTCTGCTTTTTTTTCAACAGATATTATTTTTTGAGAATCATTATTAATTTTCTTTTTTGAATTTTTTACATTTTCTTTAGGTTTTTTAATAATAATTGTTTTCCAATCTTGGTGATCTAATGTATTAAAATGTTCTTCCATATTTTATATTAAATATATTTTATATTTAAATCAAAATTTAAATTTGAATATTTAAAATAATAATTAGATATATAAATATATATAATGGTTAAATTAACAGATAATGAAAAACAAATATTAGATGATATTAAAAAAAATAATAAAAGATTTAAATTTCAACAAGAAAATCCTAAGAAAGTTGGTGCTTATGATAGATATGAAAATTATAAATCGGCAACTAATTATGATCAATTTATACAACTAGGTGGTAAAAATGAAGATCTAAGAAATGATTTACAAAAAGGATATATAATAATTGATAATATAGATGATATTTTATCAGATAGTAATTCAGAACAATCTTTAATAACTGAAATAGTTGATGTAGAAGAAAGTGTAACGGAAGAAGAAAAAAATGATGAATTTTCAGAGGAAGATAATGAAGAGAATAATGGAAATGTTGAAGAAGATCACAATACAGAAAGTATTTTGAATTCAAAAAAGTTCGTTATATTTTCATATGACATTAATAAAATTAAATTATATGAAGGCGAATATTTTATTAATTATCAATATTATTACGGTGATTATAGTTGGTTATGTATTGTTGATAAAATAACGATATTAAATATAAATAAAAAAATAAATAAAGATTTATTTTCAAAAACTTATATGAAAAATACAAATAATATAATACGTTTGACAAAGAAAAGGGATGTAAATATTTCAAAAGAATTTGGTTATAATTCTATTAATTTTAATAATGATTTTGATATATATACAAAATATAAAGAATTAAATATAATAGATTATTTAAAAACTATTGATATAATAAATGAGAAATATATAACTTTATATAATATAAATAATGGAGATAATCAGGAGAAAAGAATGTTAAATAATATAAAATATGATAATATAAATGATATAATAGATAATACTAATATAGAAAACATTAAGTCTAATGATAAATTAATATCAATTCAAGGTGATTGTATTAAAATGTTAGATAATTTAAAACAAAAAACCATACAAACGATCATAATTGATCCACCATATAATATAGGGAAAGATACATGGGACAATATAGATAATTATAATGAATGGTTGACAGATATAATTAAAAAATTAGAATATAAATTGAGAGATAATGGATCTATGTTTATATTTCATAATAATATGGAGGCAATTTCTGAATTAATGGTATCTATAAAAAAAAATACAAAATTAAAATTTGTTCAAATGATAACATGGAATAAACGATATGAAGGATCTAAAAGGAAAGGGTTTTTAGATGGATATGTATCTAAAAATTCAGCACATAAATGGGAATTGATGGCTGAATATATATTATTTTATATATTTGATAATACTTGGAAATATAAAGAGGCTAGAATAAATAAAAAAGTATGTGCTAAAGATATCCAAAAAGAAATACCTAGTAAAACAGGTGGAATGACCGGTTGGTATGGTAATATTGAAACGGGGTTAAATCACCCAACAAGAGAAAGAATGATACCGATTACTAAACATTTAGGACTGGAATATGATGATGTAGTACCTAAATTTATAAATCAAAAAACAAATCATTGTGTATGGAATTATGATAGTGCTAAGAAAGATAAAGATTCTGGGCATATTACACCTAAACCAATAGAATTATTAGAAAATATTATAAAACATACTACAGATGAAAATGATATATTATTAGATTGTTTTGCAGGAACAGGCAGTTTAGGAAAATCTTGTTTAAATTTAAATAGAAAATGTGTATTAATAGAAAAAGATGATAGTTATAATAATTATATAAATAAAAAATTATTTTAATGAAAAAAAATTAACGAATTCGTAGATATTTAAAGGTAATTATATATTATTATTATTATTATTATACAGAATAATACAATGAATAATGAAATAATTGATCTTGAATTACATGATAAATATGCTTATAAAGAACCTTTTAAAGCTACTTGGAACGATTTGAAACATATTGATATAATTTTCGAAATATTAGGATCAGTTGAAATAAATAATAAAAAATTAAAAATAAGTATTATATTTAAAGAAAATAATCTATTTATTTTTCATAATGGTAAACCAATAGATGAAAATGATGTAGAGAGATTATTAGATCTTGCAACACATAAATTAAATAAAAATAAAAAAGGTTTAAGTAAACAGGGTATTGGATGGAGAGCTGTAGCAGCTGTTTCATCAAATATGAATTTTGATGAAGGATATAATTCAGATGATTTTTTTCAATATTCTTCAATGCTTAGTAAAATTAATACGGATATTGATGGATATGGTAAAAAAGGTGATATTATTTCACTAATTCATGATAATGATTTTAAAATAACTATTAGGAAAAATGAAGAATATTATAATAATATTTATCAAAATTATCTTGGAGATGAAAATGGTGTATTATTTATTATACCATTTAATAATATTTTAACTAAACGTGATGATTATAGTATTGAACATAAACTAAAAATATTATTTAATCGTTTAGATTGTGAATTATATTATGAAAATGCTAATAATAAATATTCTAATAATATTTATAAAGATAAACCATTTTGTTATATTGATTCAACAATATCAGGAAATAGATATCTAGAAATAAGATGTGAAATATTTACTTATTTAAAAAAGAAAATTTTAAAAATGAATATAATTAATTCAAAAAATATTATTGATCCTAATAATGAAATTAATAAATCAAAAGATCATTATATATGGATAAATACACATAGGAATATTGATGAAGTTATGCAAAAATATGAATATAATGATTGGAGTATAAACATAGAAGACTTATCAAAGTTAGAACCAGATAATTATGTTTTTAATATAAGAATGATGGGATTTGATTCTGATAAACACTCTGAAAATGAGGATTTCTTAAAATGGTTTAAATATTATACACCTCGTAAATCACCAACAGGGACTCGTGGAATAGAAGGATATGGTGATGGAATAATTCCATATATTAATAATCATTGTTTAAAATATTCAACAGAAGCATCACAAAAAGGATATTTAAAACAGCCAAACTTTTATCCATCTAAAAAATTATTAACAGGTCATAATAATTGGCAAGGTGTTGATTCTGGATCACATTGGAAAAGAACTTTAAATAATAAAACAATTATATATAAAAAAAATCAAAATTTTTTATGTGAATATATTGAAGATATAAATACAGATAGTGAAAAATCAATTCTAACAATTAATCCTATAAAATCTAAAACAGGAGTATGTGATACTACTCAATCCAAAGGATGCTCAAAAACTATCCCATTTTTTCTTTTATGGTTATCTCATAAATATTTATGGGATGTGACTGAAGAAGTAATTGAATTAACACCTGAAGAAAAACAACTTATTGCTGAACAGAAAGCAGAAGAGTCTAAAAAACTTCAATTACTTGCTGAACAAAAAGCAAAAGAAGAAAGAAAAAAAGCAGAAGAATCTAAAAAACTTCAATTACTTGCTGAACAAAAAGCAGAGGAAGAAAGACAAAAAAAAATTATAGCTGAACAACAGGCAGAAGTCGATAAAAAGAAAAAAGAAAAATCTCTGATACATAATCAGAAAATGCAAAAATTTATAGATATGCAAAAAGAACTTATGCAAGAATCAAACGAAGAAAAAGAAGAATTAGAAAAAAGTTTAGAAACAGATTATATCCCTTTGAATGATGAAAAAAATATTAATGAAGGTCATTGTTATTGTATGTTTGATCCAACACGTCCCAATTGGAGAAAAATAGGGAAATCCTCAAAAAGCAAAGATCAACTTGAAAAACAATATATACCTAGATATATGCCTGTTCCAATTAATATAATTCAATGGACAGCATTTAATAATTCAAAATTAGCTGAAGAACATATATTTGAAAAACTAAAAAAATATAGATATAATAATACTGAATGGTTTATATTTAATAATTATAATAATGATTCTATAGATAATCTTGTGAAACAACTCTTCAATGAATATGATAAATTTATAAATTCTTAACCTGATGTCTGATAATCCAATATTGCTTGTAATTCATTAATCCATGTATCTTCTATAAAACTATGTTCACCGATAATTAAGTTACCTCTTCTTGACATCATTAAAATATTAGTTCCATACACAGTGTAACAATTATCGCAACGTGATGAAATATGACCCATTTGAATATCAGTATCTTTAATATCTTTACGATTATCTCTTGTTGGATCAGATAAATCTTTTAAAGTTAGTTCTTTTCCTGTTATCACGCATATGGGATTACCATATGGATTAAATACTTTTCTATTATATGAGCGAAAATAATTAATTAACCATTCTTTATGATTTTTAAATGTATTATTTTTATTATAAAATTTATAAAATTCATTATTAGTATCTATTAATTCTGATACACCCTGGATATTTACTATATATGTATACCAATCTATTAAGGCAGTGGCCATCA